ATGGCCAATAAGATTAAGAACAAATCCAAACATAATTATGACCTGTTTTTGCTGCGGACTATCTCTAAAAGCAGTGATTGAAGCTCCAAAATCACTGTCTAATTCATAATATTGCATTTGATTACCACATGGCATTTCTAGCGCTTTTATTTTTCTAGTTATTGAGTTCCAACAAATGCAGGAATTGTTAATTTTCATGCGGCGTTCTTTTTGTAATTTGCCTGACGATGCTCTTCGGCATTTGAATAGGCGCTATCGGTGCAGGACAGGAACCGCGTTTTCTCACCATCAAATCTCAGATCGATGGTTCCCACCGGGCCATTACGCTGCTTGGCCACATAGAGCTTAGGAATGCGGCGACGATAGTCTTCGTTAGATTCTTTGCTTCCTTGAGGACTCATGTTGTCTTCGTCCTTATTTCTATGCATGAGGAGGACAATGTCGGCGTCTTGTTCGATTGATCCCGATTCCCGCAAATCCGAGAGCTTCGGCTCGCCGCGACGCTCGGCCTCACGGTTCAACTGGGCCAGGGCAATGATTGGGATGTTTAACTCCTTGGCCAGCGTCTTGAGCCCTCCGGTGATGTCGGCTATCTCTAGGGCGCGATTAGCATCGCCCCGCTTTGACGGGCACCGCATCAGCTGCAGGTAATCGATTACGATCAAACCGATACCCGACTGCATCTTGAGCCTGCGGGCGCGTGCCCTAAGCGCATAGAGCGATAGGGAAGGAGTCTCATCGATCCAGATGTTCTGCTGGCTGACCGTGCTACCGGCCGATGTGATCCTGGGGAAATCCTTCCTGTTTAGAAACCCATCACGCACCCGCTGGAGGCTAACATCAGCCGTCGCACAGATCATGCGCTGGGCCATCTCCATGCCACTCATTTCAAGGGAAAATAACGCCGAACCATGCCCCTGCTCCGCCGCAGATTGGAGAATATTCATGGCAAAGGCGCTCTTGCCCATGGAGGGACGCGCCGCTAGTACGATGAGCTGACCTCCTTTGAACCCGTTGCACATACGGTCCAGGTCGACAAATCCACTGGGCACGCCAAGCACCCCAGTGCCACGCGCCTTGTACGCGCTCTCAAACTGATTGAGCGCCTGAGAAATAAACTCCTTGGCAGGTTTCAACAGCTCGTCCTGCTTTTGAAAGGAGGCTCGAAGGTTGTAGAAAGCCTGCTCCACGTCATCGAGCATCTGATCGGGGTTTCCCTCATCGGCATGGGCGCTGGCCGTGGCCATGATATCGTGGCAAGTTTTCCAAATTGTCATCAGCAGGGCCTTCCGACGCACCTCGTCAATGTGCTCGGAAAGCACCGCCATGGTGGGCGCGGCCACGGCAACCAGGGTAACTGCAGCGACACCGCCGCAGGCATCGATGAGATTCCGATCAATCAGGTGCTGGGTGAGATTTTCCAAACCACATCCCCGACGCTGGTGGAACAGTTCCATCAAAGACTCGGCAATAGTGCGGTGCCCCTGGCCTCGAAATGCTTCCGGGCCGAGATTGCGTTCAATCACAAACGGGATCGCATTTGCTGGGTCTTGGATCATGCAGGAAAGCACAATCCGCTCGCTCTCCGGCGAGGGATTGGGAAGTTTGTCTAGGAGACTCATGCGGCCTCCTTTTTTAGCGGCCCCGGGTAGACGAGTGAGTGAGCAAGTAATTTCATGTCGAGCTTTAGGCGCTCAATGCGCTCAAAATCCCCAGCGTAGATATCGGGCATTTCAAGCTGATAGCGCTCAATCTCTTCCAGAGCGTCGAGTATTACGTCCGTTATCATGCGGCCTCCTCGTTTTGATTGGCGTGGATGGCATTGCTAATCTCACCAACCAGATTAGCGTGCTCAATGACCTCGGCTTGCACACTCGCAGGTAGCAAGCTGAATCCGCTGGGGAAATTGGCCCCATCGATCCCATCGGGAAAGTTCTGCGGGTATCGGTCGATAAGGATCTCACGCCAGTTCGATGGAACCATAGCACCCGCCCCCCTTTCTTTTTTTCGCGCGTATTTGAGCTGATCCTCCCAGCAACCTGCTGAAAGCCAGGTGGCGGGATTCTTCCACTCGGGGTAAAACTCATTCCTACTACGGGCCTGCACCCGATCCACTTCCTGCAGCCGCACGGCCTCAATTAAAACCTCAGTCGATGGGCGATTCTTGATTCTTCCCCATGCTTTCCACGCGCCGCGCTTTTCTTTTTTTTCTGGATAGGATTTCCAAAAGGCAAGAAAGTCAGCAGAGAGACCTTGATCGGGATGGGAGCGATCTGAGTCTTCCCACTCAGTCAATGTTTTTGGATCGTCCCCACCGGGGACTACAGGGGTATTATTCTTACTCTTATCTTTCTCTTTCTCTGGTCCCACTTCTGCTTGGACAGAAATCGGATGCTTGTCCGCTTTCCGTGCGGACATTTTGCGGACAGAATCCTGTGCCCTTTTCTTTGCACTGGTTCCATTGTTCTCGTCGTAGTCCTTCATACTCAATGAGTTGCCATTAATGGAAAGCCACTCGACAGAAATCATTGCAGTGGAAAACCCCCTCCATCCGATCATTTCGTCCAAAATCTCAGGACTATATCCGACGAGCTCTCCATTCTCAGAATGCGTGTCGAAGAGCGACCAGACGGCGTGCAGCGCTCCGACTGTGCGAAGTCTGTCCGCTTTTAAAGCGGACGAAATACGGACAACCTTTGGATTGGTAGACAGGTCGACCTTCATCTTGATCCAGTGGCTCATGATCAGATCCTCCCTTTGGTACGCGGCCGCGCTTCGCAGACGTACACGCCAGCCTGATCGGCCTCTCGGCAATCTGGCATGATCGTGCCTTTGCACCAAGATGAGCTATCCGCAACCCGCACCCGGAGCACCTCGGTCTCACCTGGACGACGTGCCAGGACTAGCTTTGGATTTGGAAGCGAGGCTGCCATGCAGATGAGATCACCGGCATCGAGGCGCTTGCGGATCTTTTTTAATCCCGCTGCATTGATCCTAATGAATCCCTCCTCGCGGGTATAGTCATTGCCAATGGCTAGGACCCCACGACGAAACCATCCAACATCCTCGGCACCAATCCCGAGTTGCTCCCCGGCACCGACCTCGGAATAGGTGATACCATTGCGGGGTGATGCTGTTGGAATCCCGGGGCCGCCGGTATTTTTTTCAACTGGCTCTGGAATAGCCGATACAGGCCCTGTGGGTTCCTGTGGCGCGTTCTTTTTTCCAAATAGGGTGGAGAGTGCCGAGAATGCACCCGACCCTTCTTTTTTTTGAGGTGTCATAGGTCAGAATGTGATCTGGCGCTTTTTGAAGAGGCGCTTCACGGCATCGGTGGATTTCCATCCGAGCAGTTCGGCAATGGTGGGTTCGCCGGGTGTCTTTTTTGTTTTCGTCTGGTAGCAGGGGCCGTTATGTCGGAAGGACAGCAGGCGTACCTTCTCCAGCGTGGTGTGGTGGTTTTTGGTGTTCATGGATCGATTAAAATAAAATTTCTGAGATACCGATCAGTCGCGGTTTCTGGCTCGAGGCTTGGATCGCAACCCCCTCCCCCCCTCTGCGGATTGGGCAGCCTTCGACTTTGATGACGGGGCCTTGGTGGCCTTGGCCTTGGATACCTTGGGTTTTCTGATGGGTTTCTTACCCGAAAGTGACGCAGGATTCGACGCAGTCGCCTGCTCAACAGAGTCCATTGCGTCAGAAACAACTGATTGCTCATCAGTTGTTGGGGTTTGTATGTTAATTTCAGCCTGGTCGATTTGACATACAGACTTGGCATCTGGGTCCTCGGATACCTGGGCAATCTGCTCAATCCAGGCATCCGGATCGGGCGCAGGCAGGGCCGCTATTGGATCCATATTCTCCCCGCCCAGATTGATTCCAGAGACATCTTCGACGAGCTCGGCATCGATCACCGGCAAATCGTCCAGCATCCGCTCAAGGCCAGCAGCAACTTGACTCTGCTCTACCTTCTCAACGCGAGCCGTCACACCGCCGGTAAGTACCTGACCCTTATCGATCAAGATGCCGACGGCCATCGATAACTCACCCGGCTTGATTGATCCGTCAGCGATGATCTCCTCAAGGCGCTCGACTCCCAGTGCTGCAACCTTCAATGCTCGAGCACCTAGTTCCTTTCTGTGTGTGTCAATAGTGGAACCCTCTCGGATCATCACCGCTTCAATCGTCCGATGGTGAAGTCCGGTCAGTCGTTTGATCTCACGGACGCCAGTTCCCTGACTTAGAAGCTGAACCGTGATCCGATAAAGATCCGGACGCTGAGACATCAACCGCTCACCAGTGGACGCTCCGGTAAAAGCAGGAGATCCTACCTTTTCCAAGGCCATCTCCTCTTCAGAAAAAAGAAGAGCCGGAGCTGCAGGATTTTGATTATCCATTACAATCTAGACCTCCAGCATCCATATAAAAAAAAGAAAAGGGCGAGGCCGAGAGCCGCCTCAAGAAAGGTATTGTTCATGAGTGCAATTCCTCAAATTGCTGGATGCGGTGCCCAATCCACCGCATTACTGGAACGGCCATTGAGTTGCCCAGAGCTTTGTATCGAGGCCCATCAGGACATTGCTCGGCTGGCTTATTGCGCCAAGGGATACGGGTAAAGTTGTCGGGGAATCCTTGCAACCGCTCACACTCGACCGGGGTTAATCGGCGGACGGCCATGAGCTCAGCAATCACATTCCGCAACTTGAAGACGCTTCCTTCATTGGTGTAGGTCTTAGCCTCGTTGGCACAAATGCTGGCGGCTGGGTCGTTGGAGAAGACCGGCACCAAACGTCCCGTGTAGGCATCTTGTCCGGAGTATGCAACGGGATGAGCATCGGCACATAAAGCACCGACCACTTCCTGAGGCACCAATCCACTCCCACGCTGGGAAAAAATCTCTTGGTTGCTTTGTCCTATTCCTCCGGTGTTGTGTGACTGGGTGATGGAGGGGTGGACTTCTTCTCCGTCCCAATTGCTTCCACTAGTGACGCCGAGACCAGTGCGGCCTTGAGCATTTCGGGAAGCTCCTTTCCCCGCTTTTCGGCTCGGCGCAGGATGCCCGTGCAAGCTGTCGCGCTCAAATAGTACCGCTGCGGGAGGTCGCCAGTCTCCAGTGTATCCGACAACGAACACACGACGGCGTCTTTGAACCACTCCGAACCATTGAGCGTCAAGAATGCGGTAGGCGAACCCATACCCCACTTCCCCCAGCCCTCCGAGGAAGGTGCCAAAAGTTTTTCCTCCGTCAATCGACAGGACGCCGGGGACATTTTCCCAGACCACCCACTGGGGCCGCAGGCGGTCAATAAGGCCAAGGAATGCGAGCGTGAGGTTGCCACGAGGGTCATCCAGTCCCTTTCGTAGTCCGGCGACACTGAATGCCTGACAGGGTGTTCCTCCGACCAGAAGGTCGATTGGTTGGTATTGTCCAGCAGTGATTGTGGTGAAGTCTCCATGTAATGGGGTAGTGGGGTAGTGGTGGGTGAGAACCGCTCGAGGAAATGGTTCGATCTCGGAGAAGAAAGAGGGCGACCAGCCGAGGTGATGCCACCCAGCGGTTGCCGCTTCAATTCCAGAGCAGACGGATCCGTAAATCATGCCATGTGAGATTGGATGAACTGCTGCAGCGCACTTTCAGCAATGCGGTAATCCTTTGGCGTCAGACGAAGAATCTCGCCGAATCGACCATCAGCTACCCAAGTGCGGATTGTCTTAGTGGAAAGCGATAAGCGCTCAGAAACCTCCCTGATGCGCAGATAGCGCTCACCGGCCTTCGGCATGGCGCTCACTGGTCACCTCCTGGACGAACCGTGGATTGGATCTTGGGTGAGGATCCCGAGAATGGACATGGTCGGGACTCGTAGCGGACAGCGCGGGCGTACCAGGACAGGAAACGGCGTAGGATATTCATGCCAGCACCTCCGCGCTTGATTGGCCAAGGCCCAGCCATCGAAGGTCATCACGCCAAACGGCCTGAGCCTCTAGAGCATTATGGGTAAATGTCCTCAACGACCCGTCGAGGGTGATTCTATAAAAAAAAGAAACCGGCGCCGCGACAGCGGCTTTAAGCAAGGGACCAGCAATCACCTTTTGCATGATCAGGCGGTGACGACCCTTTCGGATCTCCAGCTCAATGATCTCGCGGTTCATGGTCAGCGAGTGATGTGGGAGATTGCCCATGCCAGAACTTCTGCCAGTTCACGGCGACCGATGATTAGGACGGTGGTAAAAACCGCAAATGCTAGGGCGATCATGCGGCCCTCCTTTCAGTCGAATCGACTTGATTATGAGCCTCTTGATTGACCCGCTGGGAAAGAATCTGGCGGATGATCGTTGAGCGGGAAGTGCATTGCATTTTCGCCTGCTCATCGAGCCATTGAACTAGATCCTGTGGGATTCCTGCGGCCGCGATGGTTGTTTTGTTTTCCATAAGTGAATTGCTTATGGGGATAGATCATTAAATGAATTGCAATGACCTTGCAACATAAATCATTCAATGATTTTCAATGACATCAAATTACCCTTGCAATTCCTTCAATGTCCTTGAATCTTTGATCTATGGCTAAAGTCAAAAACAGCAATCAGGGCAAAGACAGCCGTTTGATTGCCACCGCAATCGAAAAAGATTTAGTGGATCGCATTGATGCACTAGCACGGCGAGACGCACTTACTAGGTCAACATGGATGCGTGAGGCATTGATTCATGCTTGGAGGGAAGCAAAAGAATTCAAGCGCACTCCATTGCATGGATACTTGGCGACCCCGATTGCAATTCCTTCACCATCCGAGGCTTTGCTAAAGGAAACCAAAAAACAGGAAAGGAAAACCTAACCCCACCCTGTTATGTGTATAACAAAGAGTTATTTGATGACAAAACAATACACCTGATATTTTTATGAAAATTTTTTGCCGAATTGGATTGATTGTCATTTTATGTGCAAGGGCCGGTCATGCACAAATCACTTCGATCTCCAGCTCCAGTTCATCCGGAGGACTTGGAGGAGTCACTACCATTGCCCCATGCGGATCTGGGTACTCCTATGCTACAATCGGCGGACCCAATGGCGGCACCTGGGGAAACGTCCAGGCATCCCCGGGAGCGCAGGTCAGCATGGCCGTCAGCCCATTGGGAGGAGTGCTGCCCATCGTCACCCCAGCTCAACCCATGTCAGCACCCGATCCGCTCATGGTTCCACAATACATACCGGTACCCGTATCGATGCCGGTATATACTCACAACCAGGTACCACGGAAGACTGCTTCCGTGGCCATTGCCACTCCCACACCAAAACGCATTTCAAAAGCCCAGCGTGATGCCACGTTGGCTGAATTCAATCAGCTATTCTACGGCATCGCACCAAGTGATCGAAAACAATTTTGGGATGACTTCTACGCTGACTGGAAAGTTGCACCCAAGACGCCGATCCCCACCGAATACATGATCCCATATCTCAGAATGTGGAGCAGGACACATGGCATTGACATCTCCAAATCCGACGCAAAATCCGACGCAAAATAAAACGGACAGAGGTAGCTTTACGATTACGAATGAGATGCTCTACCGACTGAGCTAAAGCGGCGTTGATTCTGAAACTGCTGTTGAAACAACTGATTCTACTCTGTAAATAGTGCTTGCAAGTGAAGGGAAGTAAGCGGAAGCTACTGGAAGCAAAACTACCACCAATCCGACGCAAAAAGCGACGCAATCCAATTCACGACCATGACCACCGACGCAGCAGCAAAATCCGACGCAAAAAGCAGCAAGGGTAAGGATTCCTTTTCTCACGGGGGCAAAACCTACCGACTGATCCGACGCAATGGAAGTCCCTTTTA